GAGAGAGGCCGATCGACGTCATCTCGATGATCCTGCTCGGGATAGCCTTGGGTTTGTGGGCATTGCAGGGATTCGCCGAGCGGCGCGACATCGAGGCCGAGCAACGCGCCGCGATCATCCGCGCCGAGGGAGGTATGAGCCAATGACCGACTTCGACGATCTGATGGAGGATTATCGTTGGCAGGAGGACGAGGAGCGGCATTGGGAAGCCAAGACAATCATCCATCCTCCAAAGCCCTACGGCTACTGGGTCCACCCAGAGCTCAACGCGATGGCGATCGAGCTCCGCGACGACGGGAACCGCCTCTGGAAAGTCATCCACGTCGAAAACCCTGAGGAATGCGTCGTCGAGCGCGACGGTCGACAGATCGCCTTGCACGTCAACGACGAAACCAACGAGTGGTGGCATCTTGGTCGCAATGGCAAGCGAAATTCGATGTTCGTCCTCGGGCCGTTCCGCGCGGACACGCTGTTCGCGTTCGCCGACATCATGACCGAGACATGGCACTACGCCAACGCCGATCCGTCCCATTACCGCGACCTCGACCATTACGCATCGTGGAGGTACACGCAATGATCATCGTCGTCGTGCTGGCGCTCATCATGGGCGTCAGCATGGTCCTGCTGTTTGGTTTGCTAATCGACGTCGTATGCCGGTACCAGGACCGGATCGACCGCGAGACGGAGGAGATACTATGACTGCTTGGATACGGCTACACAACGCTACGAGCGCTACAAGCGATGCGCTCCTCCGCCTGATTGGACTGACGCCGACGAAGAGGAATTTCATGCGATCTGGCAACGAGAGATCGCCCGCGAATTCGCCGGAGCCCGAGATCGGGCCACGGATGCCAGACGTCGTCGAGCTGGTGCTCGAGACCGTGACGCTGGGGGACATGGCGCAGCTCCCGACGGACGTATCGAGCCGGGCGATGGTGGCGTTCCTGCGGCTGATCCGCAACCCCTACGCCTTGACATCGGAGGCTGACGCCCGTTTCATCCTGTTCGCGGTCCGTCTTGCCGAGCTGGATGTCGATGCCGTAGACTGAGACAGTCTGATCACCTGACGACACGACAACGCCCCAGCAACGCCTATGCTGGGGCGTTGTTGCGTTATTATGCCGTCATGGGCACCGAGACCGAGTCATCCATCCAGCAGTCGATCGTATCGATCCTCGGGATGTTTGGATACACAGTGATCGAGATCGGACGCACCAGGCGCATGGTGCCGTGCAAGCGTTGCGGAGCTCATACTCCGGCTATCGGATGGCAGGGCAACACGCCTGGCGCTCCTGATGTGATGGTGACATCCCAGCGCTGGGGGACGCTATGGCTCGGAATCGAGGTCAAGCGCCCAGGAGGCCGGGTCCGTCCAGCTCAAAAAGCGCTCCTCGACGAGGGCTCGATAACCATCGTCCGTAGCGTCAGGGATGCCATAAGTGCCGTTATCGAGACGGAGCATCGCTTCGGGGTAGATGCATCCCATTTGCGACGGGTCAGAGATCAGCTCGAGCAGGATGGGGAAGGGTCTGCCTCCTCCTGACAATTCGGTGGCAATCTCCTGCGAGATACGCACGATGGCGTCCGCGATGTCATGCGTGGACATCCTGCGTACCATCGTCGAGCGGCGTCTCATTTTTCGCGGTTGCGATCCAGATGGGCGCGATACAGCTTGATCGCCTCGGCAATGATCTGCGTCTTGCTCTTGCCCGTATCCGAGCGCAGACGATCGAGCTCGATGCGCTCGTCCAGGCTCAGCCGTATCGACGTCACGGCGTCTCCGCGTCCTCGGCTCAGGTCTCCGCGTTGCAATGGCGTGGTTGTATTGTCTTGCATGGTGTAGTACACTTTACCACCAGCGATGCTGGCAAGGAGACAATATGAGCGAATTGGTTGCGATGACGTCCGTTTCGGACGTGATGACGATGGCCGACGTGGTCGTCAAGAGCGGGCTATTCCCGATGTTCAAAACGCGCGAGAGCGCGGCCGCGATGATGCTCTTGTGCAGGAGCAAGGGGCTCGATCCCATGACCGCCATCGAGCGGTACCACGTCGTCCAGGGCCGTCCCGTCATGCGGGCCGACGCGATGCTGGGAGAGTTCCTCCGTATGGGTGGCAAGGTGGAATGGGTCCAGCGCGACGACAAGGCGGCAGAGGCGACATTCAGCCATCCGCAAGGAGGATCGGTGACGGTTCGTTGGACCATCGAGCAAGCCCGAGCCGCGAAGCTGACGGGCAAAGACGTGTGGGCTCAATATCCACGCCAGATGCTTCACGCCCGGTGCGTCAGCGAAGGCGTCCGCTCCGTATTGCCCGGTGCCACAAACGGGCTCTATACGCCCGAGGAAGCGGCCAACATGGAGCCGATATCCCAAAGCGCACCTATCGCCCGTGTACGGGCCGTAGAAGTGCCTAAAAATGCCATTCCTGCGATAGAGGCTCCGCGCCCGCATCACGACGAGGAACGCGAATCGGACGCCAATGTGCGCGAGAGGGCTCTGCGGATCGCAATGCAGGACTTCGCCAGCGCTGCGCATGATCACGGGATCGCGGTTGCCGGACCGTCCGGCAAGCCGTCGAAGTCCCGGATGCTCGACGCGGCGAAGACGATCCTCGCGCTGGACGATCAGGCGTTCGACGGCGACGATCCCGCGAGCTGGTACCGCGCGATCGATGTGATGCAGGACGAGGGCGCGGCTTGCTCGGACACGGACGAGGAACCCGAGGCGGACACAGAGGAAATCGCCGATCCGTTCGCCTAACAAGCAATCGGGCCCAGGCGATTTGCCTGGGCCCGATCGGAAAGGAAACCGCTTTGAACAAACCAGAAACAATCCACTATACACCATGAGCATCCAGGCGATCAATTGGGCCCGCAAGGTAGTGACAGGCTCGGCGTCTCGGAAGGCCGTGCTGATGGCGCTTGCTAATTACGCGGGCGAATCGGGCGAGGCATATCCATCGGTCGAAACCATCTGCCGTGACACGGAGCTCAATCGCAAGACCGTGATGCTGGCGCTCGAAAATCTGAAGAACCTTGACCTCATCGAGGACACGGGACGACGAGTCGGAGCGACCAACGCCATCAGAGTCTGGGCACTCTTGATGGACCTCGAAGCAGTACCGTTTTTGGAACAGTCCCGAAAACGGAACAGTCCCGATTTTGTCATTGAAGCAGTACCAAAAACGGGCAGGAAGCAGTACCAAAAACGGTACACAGAACCATCAGAGGAACAGGTTATGGAACCAAGTGTATTAGATACCCTTGGTAGTAGATATAGACCGCGCACGCGAGGCATGGACACTGGTCGCCCAGAGTCGGCACCTGAGCGCCGAGCGCGCGAAGCGCGGGAAGCGGCGGAAGACTATTTCGGAGCCTCGGATCGCGAGGAGGAGCGGCGCATCAGGTCGCTCAACAATCAGAGGAGGATGATGCAATGACACAGATGACAAACGACGAGGCTATGTGGATCAGACACACGTTCGTCGAGTACCGGACGCTGCTAGTGTCCGAGATGGCACGGCACCCAGGAGCGCCACTCGATGACCTCGACATGGATTCCATTGACGAGATCATGCGACGCATCAAGCGCCATGGGTATACAGGGCTCCGCATCGCGCATTACGAGGTCGGATACAAGCCAGGCGATCGCATCTACTGGGTCAATGGGGCGCAAAACCTCCTGCGATGGATCAGGGACCAGCGGTTCCGACCAAAGTACCATGAGGTCGAGCAGGAGGCTGAACGCCTAGAAATGATCGCTCGTACGGTCGATCTCACGGGCGAAACGGCCCAGCAACGCCGAGTCGTCGAGGCTCCGCGCGACTACAAGGAGCTGGCGGCGAAGGCATCCGATGGCCTGCTGGGTATGCCAGAGGCTCAGATGCCGGAGGATATCCCGTCCTGGCTATCCCGTTTCCCGGCAACCGGCGACGCTGGATACGATGCGGTGATCATGAATTGCCTGCTCCATTGCACCGAGGGCAAGGCACACGCCACCATCGACCAGATGCTCCGCGACAACGAGGCCAAGGCACGGCGATCCGACGACCGCTCCAAAGCCGCGGCTCGGCGAGAGACTATCAAGCTCGAGAACAGGAGCACCAGCTCGGCAGCTGCGCGGATGCTGGCCGTCTATCGCAACGAGTATGCCAAATGACGGGCAAACAGGCATACGATGAGCTGGCGTACGGCACAGCGGTACGTGTCAAGTACTGGACTCCATGCAATCGCATCTGGATGCAATGGCACGACGATATGGGCGAGCACATCATGATGGGCGATGGCACCACGCTTTTTCGCGATGACATCAATTACGGAGGAGCACTCTGGATACTCGACGCGCTCATGTCCAAGGATGATATCTGGGAAGCATACAAGGAGCCGGAGGCCGTTGCATCATGAGCAAAGGAAGACCAGTCGCGCAATGGTCGATACGCCAATGCAAGGTGTGCAAGATGTGCAAGCCGAGATGCGACTACGAATGGGCAAAAAAAGGTGCCAAAACAGGCATCAGCACGATACGGACGTGCCGGCAATGCAAGCGTCGATGGGAGCGAATACGCAAGATCGAGGACTACTACACGGTACCTGGCGAGCGAGAGGCAATCATAGAGCGCAACAAGCAGTACCAGCGATATCCGCATCATGATCCAGAGCGGCTGGAGCGCATCCGCGATTATTCCGCTCGATGGGTATGGGCGAATCGACGTGCCAATGATCTGCTCGAGCTCGACGGCAAAGTCCTGGTATGCATCCGGCCAGCTACTGAATCTCCGATACACAATGAGCGCCGCGACGAGCGGTACGGTATGGATATCGGACTCGTTTTCGCCGATCTAAGGCAACAAGTACCGATCGGATGGCGACCGATAATGTGGATCGAAAACGCCATCATCGATATGCACATGGGATGCCCGGACGAATGGCATTGGTTTGTCCGGTACGTGGATCGCCGATCGCAAAAACGGAGACAGGAGGCATACAATGGCAAGGCCAAGCAAACGCTCCAAGGAGCGTGACGAGCGACTCGCGTTCGCCCTGGCGGGAGGCAACACGCGCCGCGCATCTTGCATCTACGCCGGAATCAGCGAATCGACGCTTGCCGATTGGATAGAGCGTTATCCTGATTTCCGCGAGCTCGTAGAAAAAGCCGAGGCCGACGCCGAGATGCGGATGGTGTCTATCATCCAGAGCACGGCACAGACGACCTGGACGGCAGCGGCATGGTGGCTTGAGCGCAAGCGCAAGGTGGACTGGGCACAGCGCACGGAGACAACCGGCGACTCTGGAGGCGCTGTCCGCGTCATCGTCGAATACGCCCAAGACGCGCCAGAACTCGATGCCTGAAATCAAGCTTGTCCTACCTCGGCCGCACGACGCGCAGCAACGCATCCTAGATGAGGCCAAGCGTTACAACGTGGTCGCTTGCGGCCGTAGGTTTGGCAAGACCGTGCTTGGAGGCAATCTGGTCGCTGATCCTACCCTGCGGCATGGCAAGTCCGTGGGATGGTTCGCCCCCACTTATCGTCTGCTCGAGGAGGCGTATTACGATCATCGGCGCATCTACGCTCCAGTGACCGTACGGTCCGTGCACTCCAGGCGCATCGAGCTGATCAACGGGTCGGCGATCGACTATTGGACACTTGATGATCCAAGCACGGTCGCCCGCGGTCGCAGATACCAGCGTGTCATCATCGACGAAGCAGCAATGGCACGGCACCTGGAAAAGGCATGGACGGAAGCCATCAGGCCAACACTCACGGACTGGCTCGGCGATGCCTACTTCCTCTCTACCCCAAAGGGACGCAATTATTTCGCCACGCTCTTTGGACGACACAAAGAGGAGGCCGATTGGATGGCATGGCAGATGCCAACAACCGCCAATCCGTGGATAGACCCGACCGAGGTCGAGGCCGCGCGACTCTCGATGCCGAGCATTGCGTACCGTCAGGAGTACCTCGCGGAATTCGTGGACCTCGCTGGAGCCCGAATACGTCGCGAATGGCTACGGCACGGCGAAGCACCGGATGGTCTCCCATGCACGATCGGCGTGGACCTGGCGATATCGACCAAGTCCGAGGCCGACTGGACCGCGGCCGTCGTCATGTCCCGTGGCGAGGATGGCACCATCTACGTCCGCGACGCGGCGCGGATACGTGCACCGTTCGACGGCGTCCTCCGCTTCGTCCGTGACATGGCCGCGAAATGGTCGCCGACGCTGATCGGGATCGAGCAGGTCCAGTACCAAGCCGCGGTGGTGCAGGAGCTCCTGCGGACCACGCGGCTCCCCGTGCGCGGCATCCGTCCAGACCGGGACAAGGTGACGCGGTTCCTCCCGCTGGAGGCGCGGTACGAGCAAGGCATGGTCGTGCATTCCGCCAAGCTCCCGGCATGGTATGAGGAAGAGATGTTGACGTTCCCGGTTGGTGATCACGATGACGTGGTCGATGCGACTGCGTATGCTTTCGCCTTGACATCGATGCGGAGGTCTTTGGCAGCGGTATGAGCATCTGCAAGCGTTGCGGGCAGAAATTAGGCGATTCCCGGTCGTACTGGTGTATGCCGTGCTACCGGGCGCACAAGGCCGCCCAGCAGGCCGAGATAGCGCAGGATGACGAGGTGCGCCTGGCGGCGGTGACCGACACGCACCAGCGGTGCCGTGGTTGCGGCGTCGACCTTTACCGCGTGGTGGACTGGATCGCCGAGGCCAAGCGATGCAACCGCAAATGGTTTTGCTCGGCCGGTTGCTTCGATGCCTGGCACGACCGAACTTTCTGACGGTTGTTTGATACAATGCATCGACGGACCAGTTCACCCGTCGCTTGTTTCACCAGGAGGGCCTCGGCAATAGCCGAGGCTCTTTGGTTTGTGGGATACTCAAGGCATGGGCATCATCGATCGCCTCCTAGGGCGCAAGGCCGCGGCGAATCCGACCGCATCGCTACCATTGCCGCTCGGGCAGTCCCGTGATCTCTACCTGACGGGATACGGCTCGGGCCAGCTGGTCTCGATGCTCCGACGGTCGCTACCAAACAGCAATCGTGACTGGGCCAAGGTTGCTGGCGACCTCGGACTCAACAGCGTTGTTGCAACCGCGATCGACTGGTACGTGCGCAACTGGCCACAGGCCGTCCCGCGTGTCATGCGATCGGTTGATGCCCACCAGAGCGAGCCAATCGAGGATCACCCAATCCTCGCCCTTATCAAGTCGCCCGGAGATAGCCTCACCGGCTCCGTGTTCTGGGGGCTCGTTGTCCAGGACTACAAGCTGTTTGGCAATGCGTACGTCCGCAAGGTCCGCGGGTCGAGGACTGGCCAGCCAGTCGCGCTGCAGTACCTGCCGCAGGACATGGTGCGGCCGGTCGGCAATGGCGTCAATCCATTGACCCATTACGTCTATACGACAGATGGACGAACGTTCGATGTCGCACTCGAGGACATCATCCACATCCGGTACGGCCGTGAACCTACCGATTTCCGGCTTGGTCGAGCGCCGGTCCAATCCGTGCTCCGCGAGATCGCATCGGACAACGTGGCCAGCTCCGCGGCGTACGGTCTCCTCTCCAACGGTGCCATGCCGAGCCTCATCGTCGGTCCCGACGCCAAGAGCGATGTGGTCGATATGTCCATCGACGACCTGCGCCAGGTCAAGCGCCAGCTCCACGATGATTTGACCGGAGACAACGCCGGTGGCATCGTCGTCATGTCTGGACCGTACAAGATGGACAAGGTGTCGTTGACGCCATCCGAGCTTGCGCTGGACTCCGTGCGGCGTGTACCTGAGGAGCGCATCTGCTCGACGCTCGGCCTCAATCCGATGGTGCTCGGGCTCGGCTCGGGCCTCGATCGCTCGACCTATAGCAACTACGAGCGGGCTCAGCAGGCCGCCTGGGAAGACGGGATGATCCCGCTACTCCGAGCGATAGCCGATAGTCTCACGCTCTCGCTCCTTCCCGACTTCCTCGAAACGCATGAAGGCGACGTAGTCGAATTCGACGTCTCGAGCGTCCGAGCGCTGGCGGACGACCTCCAAGCGGAGTCCGAGCGGGCCGAGAGGCTCTACAAGGCTGGCATCGCGGATCGTGCCGAGGCCAAGCGCATCGCTGGACTCCAAGCCACGCCCGATGATGAGGGATTGATCCATCCCTCCGCGGCGACCAGTAGCACCAGCCTCGATGTGCCAGATGCCGCCAACGCGGCCGGTATCCTCATTCGCTCTGGGTACGAGCCTGGATCGGTTACCCAGTACCTTGGGCTCCCGGTCCAACATACCGGCGCGGCTCCTGTGACGCTCCGCGAGGAGGCCAAGGCAACATCGCTCAAGTATCATCCAAACCAAGCGATGGTCGATGCGGCGCGTCGAGCGCTGGCGTGGAAGGACGAGGGACGAGCTGGCGGGACGCGTGTTGGTCTGGCCCGCGCAAATCAGATCGTCAGCGGTGACCTCATCAGCGAGGACACCATCTTGCGGATGTACTCGTTTTTCGCGAGGCACGAGGTCGACAAGGAAGCCGAGGGATTCGCCGAGGGCGAGGATGGTTTCCCGTCTCCCGGCCGCGTGGCCTGGGACCTCTGGGGCGGCGATGCCGGGCAGGTTTGGGCGACGCGACTCCGCGATCAGATCATGGACACCGGCAAATCATGCGACCATGACGGCCTCGAGGTGCCGTACAAGGCATCCCCTTTTTCCGATCGATCCGCGGTGTAAAGGCCGCGGATGATCTCGGCGCGATCTACAACGCCGGGATCAGATACCGCAACGATCTGATCGACCTGGAGGCCAAGGCCGTCAAGCGGCTACAGCGCATCTACGGGCAAGCGGAGCGGAGCAATCGTCGGGAGCTCGTCAAGATCGAGCGCGAGATCGAGCGATCCATCGCGCAGGGCAATCCTCCCGAGATGGAGCTTGTCATGCTCCGCGACCGATACGCCTCGGCGCTGGACGAGATCGAGATGCGTCTCAAGTCCATTGCGATGGACGCGGCGTCCGTGACGGAGGACGGCCAGCTCCAGATGGCGCGGCTTACCAACGACATGACCGGTCCGCTTGCGGTCACGGCGATCGGCGAGATGCCACGGCCCGGCCTGGATATCAATTGGGCCAAATTGCCCGAAGGCGACCTGCAAGCATTTGCCGGGCTCGCTGGCGATGGGTCGCCGCTCGCCGACCTCTTTGCGGCGATACCAGGCGCGACCCGCGACCAGATGGAGCGTGTGCTCGTCGATGGCATCGCGCTTGGCCTCGACCCATTGACGGTCGCACGGAAGATGCGTCATATCGCGACGGCGATGCCTGCCTATCGAGCGGAGACGATCGCCAGGACGGAGATGATTCGGGCGTCGCGCGAGGCATCACGGCGCGTGTACGAGGACAATCCGGCGGTGACGGGATACGTCCGCATGGCGACGCAGGATGTCCGAGTTTGTCCTGGATGCCTTGCGCTATCCGGCACGTATCACAAGACGAACGAGATCATGCCGAGCCATCCAAATTGTCGGTGCGTCATGATCCCTAAAACGCTCTCATGGGCCGAGATCACGGGCGATGCATCGCTCCCGGACACCCGCCCATCGATACCGGATGCGGATGGCCTATTCGGCGGATTGTCTGATGCGGAAAAGCGCATCGTGCTCGGACCATCTCGCTACGAGGCATGGCAAACAGGGACGCCGCTCCGTGATATGGCCGAGGTGGTGCAGGATGCGGCATGGGGACCGTCGGTTCGGGTACGGCCCGTATCGAGGCTCTAGTCGGCCGTGTGGGATACTAACAATATGGACATGGCGACAATCATGGCTGGCGCGATCAAGAGCGATCGCCTGGGACACGTCAAAGGCTATCTCGTGCGATTCGGTTCGCCGGATGCGGTCGACCTCGAGGGCGAGTATTTCACACCTTCGACAGACTTCGGATTTCCTCTCAAGTCCGGCCAGCGTGTCCCGCTCAATGTCTACTATCATCATGGCATGGACTCGATGATAGGCCGCAAGTCGATCGGCACCGGATACGTCAAGATGACCGACGAGGGACTCTGGTACGAGGCTCAGATCGACATGGCGGACGAGTACGCCGCGATGGTCGCGAAGCTTTGCAAAGAGGGAAAGATGGGCTACTCCAGCGGAGCCGCTGGACATCTTGTCGAGCGCAAAAGCGTTGGCGGTGCCTCCGAGATTACACGGTGGCCGATTGCCGAGGCGTCGATCACGCCAACGCCAGCGGAGTGGCGCAACAACGTCAAGAGTTTGCCGGAGATGTACGGGGAGATGCCTGATATGGGCGAGATGGACGACATTGGCGAAGGCGAGATGCCGGAGCCTCCAATGGCCGGAGAAGACCCAGCTGTTTTCGCGGCCGAAGCCTTTGCCGATAGTCCGCACGCGATACTGCACGAAGGTCTGGAGTCCATGTATGAGATGCTCTGCGGAGGCATCATGGCCCTCGCGGAGGTTGATGGCGACAAGGCACCTTACATTGCGGCGCTCATCGACGAATTCGCTGCTCGGGCCAAAGGGCTCTTGAGCGGAGTCAACATCGACGCGAAGAGCTTGCGTCAGGTCCAGCCTGACACGCTCCGAGCGACGGAACGCCGGTTGCGGGATGCAATCGGCCTTAGCCGGTCCGAGGCCAAGCGGCTGGCACCAGAGGTCTGGGAGTCCCTGCGGGAGGCAGGTCAGATCAACGGCGCGGACATCATCGACAATGCGGAGGTCAAGACCTCCGGCGACGAACGCCGGGCGATCCTAGAGCGATTGCTCTGGCTGGAGACTATGAGATGACGATCGAACAGCTGACCGAGAAGCGACAATCGCTCCTCGCGACCGCTCGCGAAATTGCGAGTAATCCCGACGGCGACCTGGCCCAGGTCAAGTCCATCATGGCCGAAGCCGACAAGGCCGCGGAACGCATCGAAGCCCTCAAGGCCATCGGCGAAACCGCGCCCGTTGCGCCCAAAAATCAGCCCGAAGAACAGCCGTGGAAATCCGGCGGCGTTGTTCGCAACCCGTTCTCCGGCTCGCGCGAGGAAGCCAACTACAAGGCTTACGCGTTTGGGCAGTGGGCGCGCTCGATCATGGGCAACCGCAAAGCGGCCGACTGGGTCAAGAACAACCTCAAGGCGCAGTCTGAAGGCACCACGACCGCTGGTGGTTTCACCGTGCCCGACCCGCTCTCCTCGGACTTGATCTACCTCCGTGAGTCCTACGGCATCGCGCGGCAGAACTGCAAGGTCTATCCCATGACCGCGGACATCCTCAATGTCCCCAACGCGACGGCCTCCACGAGCGTCTACTACCCCGGTGAAAACACGGCGATCACCGCGTCGGACCTCACGTTCGCCCAGGTCCAGCTGGTTGCCAAAAAGCTCGCGGTGTTGACGCAGGTTTCCAAGGAGCTTGCCGAGGACTCGGTGATCGACTTCGGCGCGACACTCGCTCGGGACATGGCGTTCGTCATGGCGAAGGAAGAGGACCGCGTGGTGTTCAACAGCGCGACGGACGCGACCTCGGGCATCGATGGCATCCTCTGGGCCGTGTACAACCTCAACGCTACCAAGGCCAATATCGCCAGCCTCGTGCTGTTCGATGCGGGCTCCGTGGCTGGCCAGCCGACCCTGGCGAACATTCGCACGATGGTCCAGAAGCTCCCGACCTACGCGGCGAACGCCAAGTGGTATATGCACCGGGAATTCTTCTTCAACAACATCGGCACCCGGTTGGATGCTCTTGGCGGGAACTCGATCATGGACATCCAGAATGCCTATGGTCCGTCTCCGACGCTCTACGGCTACCCGGTGGTTTTCGTTCAGAATATGCCCAAGGTCAACACCTTGTCGAGCCCGGCGGTCCTCCTCGGAGACCTCTCGGCCGGTACGGTGTTCGGCGATCGCCGCGGCGTGACCATCGAGGTCAGCGACCAGCGGTACTTCGTCGAGGACGCCTTGGCGTTCAAGGGCACGGAGCGTTACGGCTTCAACGCCTTCGACACGGGCAATGTGTCCGCGACTGCTTCGCTGCGCGTTCCGGGCTCGCTCATCGTCGGCGCCTTCCAGGCTACCTGATACGGGCTCCGGTTTTCGATCGCAGGCCTCGGCGCAAGCCGGGGCCTGTTTGCATGTGGGATACTTGATACATGAGCCTGACGAGAGCCTCCGCGATCGCACGTGTCTCGATGTATTGCGACGCCCAGTCGTATCCCCAATTATCCACGACGGACATTGGCCAAGTGCTCGATGATACGGTGCGTTTTGGTGGCGTTTGGACCGCGAGCACAGCATATTCCGTTGGCGATCGCATCGTACCCGTGACGCCAAATGGGCGGGTGTACGAGTGTCGCACAGCAGGCACCAGCGGTACGGCCGAGCCTGGATGGCCGCGGTACGGATCGTACATCTACTGGTGGACCGAGGACGGCACGAGCGATCCGCGTCTGCGCTGGATAGACATTGGACCTGCCAACGTCGAGCAATACGACGTCCGATCGGCCACGCAACGTTGCTGGCTCATCAAAGCGTCGCGTGTGGCTGGCGAGATCGATGCCAAGGATGGCACCAGCGACGTCAAGCTCTCGCAGCTCCGCGACCATTGCGTCAAGATGGCCGAGCGGTATCGGCCAATGGTTATCGCCTGATGGACGCACTCCTCCGCGATCGCCTTTCCGCGCGGTTTGTCTCGCGCCTCTGCCCGGACACGGTCGAGGTGCGACGGCTTACCATGACGGACGATGGACGTGGAGGCAACACATTGTCCTGGCGCACGATATGCACGCAAAAAGGCCGAATGAGTGTAGGTGCCGGTGACGAGTCCCAGCCTGGAGGCGGGATCGAGGTCACTGGGCGGTGGCGTCTCCTAATCCATAAGTCTGTCGACGTCCGTGCTCAAGACCGCATCTACGTCCCTGGCAACACGACGCAGTATTGGGAGGTCGTTGGCTCCGACATTGGCACGACCGATCTGCTGATACAACACATCGACTTGGAGGAGCGGGCGCAATGACTGTGGACGCGGGCTGGGCCGCTGTTGTCATGATGGGCATCATCGCCATTGGTGGCGGTGTTGGCAAGCTGATCCATATGGTCTACCGGATGGAGCAGGAGATCACCGGGACGGCGGCCACGCTCAAAGATCATTCGCGGCGCCTGGACTCGCTCGAGGCCGAGGTCCGCAATATCCTGCAACTGATCCTAAGGCACGGTCAACAATGAACCAGGACAAGATCATAGCCATCGTGATCAAGGTATTCGTCATCATCGGTTGCGTGGCGATGGCTTACCAGTTCATATCGGTTCTCGGCGGTTTCTCGGAGGCATGGTGATGCGTAACGTATCGATCAAGAGGCTGGTGACCGTGATGCTGGCGACGACGATCGCGGTGGTCTCTCCGGCCATGCAGCAGGCTTTCGCAAGTCCTATGCCGCAGGAGGCCGGGCTGGAGGAGATCGCCGCGCGTGTCAAGTACGCCGGGTTGATGAGCGTCAACGCTTTGATCCCCGCGCTGGTCGGAGCGTTGATGGGCTTTTTCACGCGCGCGGACAAGACCCAGCCGGTGTTTGCGTTGACGCGAAAGGATGGTGAGTGATGGCTGACCTCGTGAATTATTCCGTGCAATTGTCAGGTGGTGCCGTTCGTGTCTACGGACAAGTGGTTGATAGTGATGATCAAAATATACAGCTCGCGACATTTGGTCAAAACGGACAGGCATTTATTACTTGGTACAACAGCCTAACAAATGATCAGCAGATCAAATTCGTCAAAGAACGTGCCTCGTCTATCATGGTCGATATGTTGCTAGGGAAACCGTATTGAGATGGCGACATACTATGTCAGGACGGATGGGAATAATGCAAACGCTGGAACTGGGCCCGGTACCAGCCAAGCGTGGCAAACACTCGCCAAGGCATTGGGATCTACTGGCATTGCTAGCGGCGACACATTATGGATTGCCCCGGGCACTTATCGTGAATCCGTCACAGTAAATATGACGAGTGCCACAGCTAATACCTACATCAAAGGTGATCCGTCAGCAAGCCAATTCTCAGGTGTTACAGCTGGTCCAATTGTTTGGACAAGCTGGACTAACAACACGACGAAACCAACTACACGGGCTTGCGTCCTGAATGGAAGGGACTATTTGTCATTTTCCAAAATAACGTTCATCGGAGGGGATAACGACTTTGGGGCTTGCATAGGTGCAGAAACCCAAACATCGACAAATATAACATTGACTGAGTGTGCTTTTTATTCCTACTACAACAATGTGAGAATGGAATGTGCATTCAATACAGCTTTCAACTGGACGTTCGATCGATGCGTATTCCATACGCAGCAAAATCATATTATTGCCTATGGCAACCGTGGTACTGGATCAAACTATTCGCTAGGAATCACGATCAAATCCTGTATTTTTTTGCAAGGCAACGGAATTAAATTCGTTCAAACAGGAGCCGGAACAGCTTACCCAGCAGGTGGAATTACTGTAACAAACTGTAATTTTTTCCCGGCAGGTAATGCTTGCGAAGTATCGCTTGGCACTTCAACATCATCCGCAACTGTCAAAAACTGCATTTTTTCTTCGACTTATACAAATTTACAGGCTGGAATTTCAGGAGAAATTACGGAAGATTACAACCTATTCGTGCTGGCTGGCACGTTGAGGACGAATGTAACAGCTGGTGCAAATAGCAAACTGATAATGTCAGGCGGCGATTTTGGCGAAAACTGGGCACAGGCAACAAGAAATATCATTCCGTTCTATCCTCGATCCGGTGGATCATACATTGCCGCTGGAACGGCCACGGGAGCTCCAACGACAGATTTTTATGGCAATTCCTTCGCAGGGACACCATCGGTAGGTGCCGTCGAAACTGGCACGATATCTACCAGCTCTGGCGGAATGATCGTCCATCCCGGCATGGCGGGAGGCATGAGAGGTTAGGCTATGGCCAAAGAGATTATCAAGCGAGGCGCAACCTCCAATATCCTCCGCGTGTTCCTGCAGGACTCGGCCTCGACCACGGGCGCAGGCAAGACCGCACTCACCAACACGTCCACCGGCCTGATCATCTCGACGATCGCGGACAACGAGGCCACGGCGACCACCTACACCGCAGCGGCCAGCAATGTGGAAACGATCACCACGCTCGGTACTTTCGCGGCTCCAACGGCCAGCAAATGCCGGTTCAAAGAGGTGGACGCGACCAACTTCCCAGGCGTCTATGAGATCCAGATCGCGGATGCCCGGTTCGCGGTTGCAAACTCCACCCAGCTCCTGATCTCGGTGCAGGCTACAGGCATCGCTCCGGTGTACACCGAGTACCAGCTGGTGGC